ACCTGAGCCCGGACCTGAGCCCGGACCTGAGCCTCGACCTGAGCCTCGACCTGAGCCTCGACCGCTAGAACGTTGGCCACCGCCTTTTCGACAGCGCCAGCCAAACCAGGATAAAGCCTGAGCGCTGCGATCCCCTGCCTGGCCAGCGCAAGGGCCGCTTGAGGGGATGCCAACGCCCCATTCTTCAGACTCTCAACTACCAGCGCCGCTATCGGGGCAGCATAGGCCAGCACGATCGGAGAATCCACCCAAACGATGATTTTGGGCTCCGGCAACTGCGAAAATTTATAACATTCTCGGGCAGCGGCCTCGAATCGCGGCCGATCTGCCGGCCCTGTCGAAAGGCCGATCTTTACCCACTTTTCGACCCATGGTTTCATTTGGGCTTCTTGTTCTGGTGTAAGCCGGTCGATCCTGGTAACTTTTTCGCTCATCCTCTCTCTCCTTGCTTTTTCTGCTTTTCGGGTACGCCCTAATTAAAGGGCCTTGGGAAGCTCGTATAGCCTCTCGTTCTTCCCATCCGCAGATTCGGGCAGGTCATCGAACTCGGGGCGCTCTTGGGCATCCTGGGCCTGTTCCTTCGCCTCCTTCTTCGCCTCCGCCTCCTTCGCTTTCTCCTCGGCTCGGGTCGGGAAGTCGATGCTCATCTGGATGATGCCCTTGAACTCCTCCTCGGCGGAGATGGCTGGAACCTCCCCGTTGCCCCACATCTCGAGGCGCTCTTCGCTGCGGTCGAGCTGCTTCTTGAGGGTTCGGGCCAGATTCTTCGCTCTCGCCAGAGCCAGCTTGATGCGGTTCCTCTCCCTCGCCTCCTGGGCAAAGGCGACGGTGGCCGCGCCCTTCTTCTTCTCCCGCTGCTCCGAGTCCGTCAGTTCGAACGCGAGCAGCGCCAGATCCTCCAACCTGACGATGGAGTATTTCGGATCCTTCTTCGTTCCTCCGGTGGCGACTAACCCCCTCTGAATCAGGATCCTGGCAGCTTGCCGGGTGTCTTCCTGGCTCGCCCACGGGTTGGCCTCGACGAAGACGGCGACTGACGTAGCGCCCTTCTCGGCGATGTGCTTGAGCAGGTGCAAAGCGACTTCATTCAGTTCCATCTGATTTCCCCTTCTCTTCTGGTTTGGGCTGGCGCTGGCCAATCCCGTTGATCTTGCAAAAGCGATCGACTTCATTTTCCTCGAATGCCCAGGACTGGCCGATCTTCTCGCCCTTGAGCACTCCGATCCTGGCAAGCTCCGTGACCACTGTTCGGTTGGTCCCGAGCCTGACGGCGACTCCCGGCGCGGTTAGCATGGCGCTTTCCTCCATGCGTCTACCATAGCTCTATGTCGGCAAATCGCGCAAGCCCGCCCCTACCTGAACAGCTTCTCGAAGTGCCTGGCCCGCATATAGAGCCCCCACTCCCTCTCCTTGAGCCCTGGCAGGTGCGCTTCTCACGCATGAGCCATTGCCCGCCGAGCGAGCTTGGCAACTCTCCTCCGCGCCTTGTGCAGAGTGATGATGTCCGAGGCTTCCCCGGCGGTGAGGACGTACGGTCTGTTTCGGAATAAGCAGCCCGGTTCGCATCTTTCGGCATAGGTCCGTTGCGACTCCGACGCGGGCTTGCTGCGCCAATGTGCAGCCGGATCGATGGCGAATCGCCCTCGCTTGACGTAGTCCTCGGCAAGCACCTGGGCAGCGGCCTCGCAGAGGAAGGCGTTGTCGGATGATTCCTGGGAGGGTTCTACAAACACCACCGCTTCCCGTGTCCAGCGGCCGGCCGTGCGTATCCAGAACGAAACAAGCACCGAGTTCGGGCCATCCCACAGTTCCATGCGAAATCTGACGTGGCCCTCGATGATAGCTTCGGAGCCCTGCCAAATGAGCGAAACTTTCTCTTTCTTCCCGGCCCTTCCCAGATCGACCACTTCAGCGTGGAGCCCCTCACCGACGCGGGATTCCTTGTCCTGGCCCATGCCTTCCCCTCGTTCATCCTCGATCTCGATCACGCCGTCCTTTGCGGCCTTCTCCGCTCCATCGAGGTCCGCGAGCTGGACGAGGCGATGCCGGCCGGCGTTGTCGGACAGGTCGAGGATCAAGGCGTCCTCCTTGCCCGGATGCAGGCGCGTCCCTCGCCCAACCATCTGGATATAGAGGCTCTCTGACTTCGTGGGCCTGGCAAGCATGATGCAGCGAAGCGACGGCTCATCGAAGCCTTCGGTCAGTACGGAGGCATTGCAGAGCACTTGGATGTCGCCACTAGACAGCATCGCCAATAGGCCCCGGCGCTCTTCCGTGGGCGTCTCGCCACACAGGGCGGTGGCTGATACCCCCTCGGATCGGAACGCCTCCGCGAGGTCGTAGGCGTGCTTTACGCCGGCGGTGAAACAGACGGTCTTCCTGTCGGCGGCGTGTTCCTTCCAGGCGCGAACACAAAGCTCATTTCGGTTTGCCGTGTTGACGGCGTCCTCCAGTTCGCCGGCCGCGAAGTCGCCGTGCCTGGTGGCGACGCCTTGAAGGCTGATGCCCGTACGGATCCGGAGGGCCTTTAGCTTGCAGAGCCAGCCGTCTTCGATGGCGTCGAACAGGCCGTATTCGTAGGCCACCGATTGGAACACGCACGCCAGCCCCTTTCCGTCGGCTCGGTTCGGGGTGGCTGTGACGCCGAGATGGAACGGGCCGCCAGGCTCGCCAGCCTTGAGGTGCTGATAGATGGCCTGGTAGCCGGCGGCATAGGCGTGGTGGCTCTCGTCCGTGATGATGAGCGAGATGTCCGCCGGGATCGTGTGCAGGTGGCGCGCCGTGAGGCTCTGGACGCTGGCCACGACGATCTGCCTGTCCCACTCACGTACGCGGGCCTTGACGATGCCGACGCTCTTGCCGGGCGCGGCAGCCTGGAGCTTTCGGTGTGCCTGCTGGATCAGTTCGTCGCGGTGGGCAAGCACCAGGACGCGGCCCTTGGCGCGGGCTGCGAGGCTGGAGAACACGACCGTTTTCCCTAGCCCTGTAGCTAGGACCAAGAGCGTGCTCCGATTCCCGGTTTTGAACTCCTGGACGATGGCGTTGACAGCATGGGCTTGATAGGGTCGGAGAGCGATGGAATCGGCGCTCATTGCCATCCCTCCCTGTCCTGCCAGTGGGCTGATGGGAGTTCGTCGTCTTCCCCCGGCTCCCTATCCAAAAACAGCTCCGAGCCCGATGGGATGGGCGTTCTCGTGGTTTCCGAACGGGGGTCTTTTTGGTCTGTCAACGCTGTCAACGCCCAGTCCGGAGCATTGTTGACGCGCTCAGGCCGCATGGAATCGAGCGTTACGCGGGCGTCGAGAGAAGTGTCAACGGACCCCCTAGTACAGTCATTTTTACATATCTTCTCTCTTGTAGAATTGATTTCGAGGGTATATGGCACCCCGTTGCCAGCGTTGACATTGCGTGTGATTACCGATGGATGGGGCTCGTATGCTGTCAACGCTCGCGTTGACACTCTGTTGCCACCGTTGACACTCACTGGCCGGAGGTATCCGCGCTCTGTTAGTAAGCCTATCGGAGCCTCGATTTCATCGGCTCTCGTGATATGCCTGGCTAGCGCTCTGTAGGCGTCGCGCTTGGTAAAGGATTGGATACCCTTCCTGGCGATCCATTCAAGGATGACGGTTGCTGCTGATCTTACTCCATCCGCTTGCATAAGCCCAAACGCGGCCTTAGCATGGTCCTGAAGCAGCCTTCCAAGGGCAATTGACTTGTGCATGGTTTCGCCAGAGATCGAGCTTTGCCAGGGCTGTGAGTGGGCGGCCGCCGCTTCGACGGAGTGCCAGAGAGCGGCTATGCGGGCGATGCTTCCGGCGAGCTTTCCAGCCCAGTCCGTGATGGCTCCGAGGTCGGCGTCTGGGGCAAGCATGGGCTCCAGCTCCTGCCTGAAGGCGTTGAAGAGGGCCAGGGCATCAGGGGAAAGCCGGATGATGCGCTGCTCACCGGGCGTCGGGTCTTCCATATCCGAAAGAAACAAAATAATGCGTCGGTAATCCGCTTTAATGTCGGAGGGCATAGCGGGCGGGTTGATCAACCGCTTGCCAAGCATGGAATCGGGCAGCACGAAAATGACGCGTCCGAGCAAGCCCCTTCCGCGCATGGCGGTATTTTGTCCAAGGGATCTGATGATTGCAGGCTGCACAGCCAGGCACATCGTCAGCGCGGGCTCATGCACGATCTCGGACGCCCTGCCCACGCGATCCACGCGGATGGCCTTTCCGTCGTATGCCTTCAGATAGGCATCGATCTTCAGGGCTCCAGAGGCATAGAGCCCAGCCATGATGTCGAAGATGCCGCCCTCGTCTGAGAACAGCGCGATCTTGCCGCCCTGCTCCTGCATCACGCCGACGATCCTCTCGGTGGTGATGTCATCGACGAAGAACTGGGGCGTCGCGGCGACCCGGAAAAGAGCGGCTTCCTGCGCCATCCGGATCGCTTCATCACGGAGCGCTGGGTCGTTTTTTGCGGACGCGCGCTTCTCGGCGGCCCGAGCCCTGGCCTCGAGGATCCGCTTCTCGGCCGACAGCGCGGCGAATCTCTCCCCGAACCTCCGGACGGCGCTGGCCTCCCATTCATCAAGCGGGGCGCGACATGTCGAGAGGATTGCGCTCTTGCGCTCTCCGGGAGGAAGTACCATGGCTCCATAAATGTTGAGAGGCTCGGACCAATCCGGTCCGATCTGGACGACGGCCCTTTTTGCCATGGTAGCAGCGACGGTACAGAGGGCGGCGATCATGCAGGCGCTTTGAGGAACTTGGAGGGCAACGGCGAGAGCTGCGACGAAAGAGGCGATAGGCTCAGGGATGAGCGAGGCTCGGATCTCTGGAGCCGTTCCCATCCCGAAGGGCAGAGGCTCAGGCCAATCATTGGCCGGCTCTGGCTCGACTTCGATCGAGGCTTGCTCCTCCCTCGCCTCCTTCGCGGCCTTGATGCTCACGACCGACTCGCCAGGCGTCCATACCGGCGCCGCCTTCGCGATGGCCTGGAGCTGCTCCTTCGTGCCGCCCGCCCGGATCCAGTCCGAGGCGTCCTTTATACCGTCGCCTGGGAGCTCGATGATCCGGACGCTCTTTGCCACCGAGAAAACGCTCTTCGCCACCTGCTCAGCATGCTTGCGGCCGGGCTCGTCCTTGTCCGCGATGATGACGACCGGAGCGCCCGCGAGGCTCTCGCTGTAGCTGTCGCGCCACTTCCCGGCGCCCATGGGGGAGGTAGTGGCCACGAAGCCCATGACCGCGAGGTTGTCCGCGTCCTTCTCGCCCTCGGTCACGAGCACCGTTCGGCCGGCCTTGGCTGCCTCAATCACCGAGGGGAGGCGGTAGAGGACAAGCAGGACGCCTTTGAGATTCCAGGCCCAGCCGCCCTTGCTGTCCGGCCTGCGCTGGCGGAAGTCCTTGGGGGCGAACCGAACGGTTTGGAACCTCATGGTCCCGGCCGCGTCCACATAGTCGTAGACCGCTACAATGGACGCCTTATCCTTGCGCGGAAAAAGATCCTTCATGTCGAGCCCTGCGGCTCGGACGATGGACTCAGCATCACATCCGGCGTGACACTTGAGCAAAACGCGACCATCAGAGCCCATGGATACAGAAAGCGACGCTTTTCCATCGTCGTGTGCCGGACATCGGCAAATCCAGCCTGTTCCAGTTTTTTTCGGGTTCTGGACTCTGGATAGCATGACCCCGAGGGCTCCTCCTTGATCAATCCCCTGATGTAGCACTGGCGGCCTCCTTGATCTCAAGGCCATTCCGCCGGGCGAACTCGTGGACATCGGATTCTTCGACTGCCCAAGTCCATGCAAGCCGCTGGGCCTTGATCGCGCCCTTTGCAACGAGTTCGGTCACTGTCCCGCGAGACATGCCTAGTATTTTAGCTGCTCTTTCTGTTGTTATCATAGCGCCTCCGTATTGCCTAGATAGCAATACCAAGCCGCCAAGAAAAAGAAAAAAGCACGGGTCCAGCCCCGCTCTTGCAGCGAAGCCAGACCCGTGGCAGACTCAAGATTCTATACCTTTCCGCTAGGGCGGCGACATGGGGTCGTCGCCTTTTGCTTTTTCAGGGCTCCGGGGTATCTTGAGAGTGCAGGCCGGGCGCAAAACACCGGCTGGCACTGACGTATCCTCCTTGTGTGTTGTCCTGGTAGCGGGCAAAGCCTTCGCACGGCGGAGCCTGCGGCGACCCAGGAAGGGAAATGCTAGGGCTCCCCCAGGTTGGTTGAGCCCTTTGCTTTTATGGGCGGTACGCCATGCCCCCATGATACCCACCCCGGCCGGGTGTTCCTGGCAAACAGCTCCAGGAAAGGCCCCTTACTGCGAGCTTCCACGAGCCGGTAGAAACAATCCGGTTTCTGGGAGTGGGCTCGACGAGGCGCACGTATGACGCTCGGGATGTCGTGACGCAGGGTGCATACGTCCAGGCCCTTACCGCGGACTCCGAAGAGACACAGCTCGTGCTGGCCCCTGAAGTAGTGGCCTATCCCGTATGCGTTTTTCGTCCAGACGATATTCGAGACGTAGCGAAATCCGAGCTGTTCCATGACCCAGAGACCGTCCGGCAGATAGTTGTTGGTGGTCCAGAGGTAGAGGTGCGCGTTCTCAGCCGGGTTGAAGAGCCCAGAGCCCCGGATTACTCCGGGGATGTCGGGCGTCTTTAGGAGGTCGTAATGTTTTTGAGCTCCGCGAACCGACTTCCCACCCCCGGCCATGTGCCAGGGGGGATCGGCGGTGATCGTCGAAAAGAGCGTGGCCATCAAAAATCCTCCGGGAGTTGGACGCCGAGGTATTCCGCGACTTTGCGGACACGGTTGAGCCAGGCGCAGGCTCCCCGCTCAATCTGGCGGATCGTCGATGGAGAGTGTCCCACCTCCGCCGCCAGTTCTGGAACGGTGAGGCCGAACTCGAGCCGCGCGACGGCGATCGAGCGGCCGAGGGAGACGAGGCAGGAAGGCCGAGGATGAGGATGAGGAGTGGTGCTCATGTCGCTTGCTCCTCCTGCCTGCGCTGCTCATCCAGGATCCGAGCCCTGGCCTTCAGCTCATCGTATGCGTATTCGAACCGGTATCCGTAATCATCGGGGTCGTCCAGCGCCCACAGCCACTCCAGGACGGCCTCTTCGAGGGGAAGGAGCTGGGCTAAGCGCGCGGTGAGGGCCTTCTCGCGGTCTAGGGCTTCGCTGGCGATCTTCTCCAGCTCTTGCATGGTCAAAGGTGTTGCCGGCTGGCGCTTCATAGTTCCTCCTTCCCCGCGAGCAGCGCAGGCTTGAGCAGGCAGGCATACCCGAGACAAACCGCCTGAGCCGCATCCTCCTCGATGGGATCCAGGCCGAATGCTGTTCGGCAGAGCTGGATCGCCGGGGCCTTGTAATCCCGCTCCACGGGCATCAAGAAGCCCTTGAGGGCCGAGCGCCATGCCGACGCTTGGACATAGTGGCACGGGGCGCCAGAAAGGCTCCAGGTGCCAGCAATCGCCCCGAGCGCCAGGCCCATGACCCAGGCGACGTTCAGCGCGCCGGTTCCCTTGCCTCCCCTGCTGATCGGGGCGCTCCGCTCGATCACCAGGCAGGACGCCCCCGCTTCGAGCGCCTGGCGCATGATGGGGCGCGCTTGCGTGCACAGGGTGAGGATCCGGGCTTCGAGGGGGTCCGATGCCTTGGCCCGGATCTGCCAGGCTTGGGCCGTCGCGCGCCACTTGAGCCCGATGTCTGGAGTCCTGGAGACGAGAGCGAACCCAATCTTTTGGGAGCCTGGATCGCAGGCCAGGATCTTAGAAGGGGCTCCCTCTTTCTCCAATCCGAGGGGCGCGGAGCGCCAGAGGTGGCCCTGAAAGGCCGGTTTTGCCTTACTCATCCTTGACCCCTTCCTGTCGGAGCCGCGATCCCGAGAAAGTCCAACACCTTCCTGGACGCCGTTCCAGCCCTGTAGCCGCCGACGTATCCGCACTCCAGAGCGGAGATTATGTGGATCCCGACGCCGACCAGATCGGCAAATTCCTGCTGGGTCATGTCGCGCGCCGCCCGAGCCTGAGCTACAGCGTCGGCGACAACTCCTCGGCCGCGTGCCTTCTGCGCAGCCTCTTCGATGGCCTCTGGCGTGTCGAGGTGGGCGCGGGCTCCGGGCGGGCTGATCAGTTCCGCGAGGACGGCAGGCGTGTAGTTGTCTTCGATGCGCGGCTTGTATCCGGCCTTGATCGGCCCGAGGAAGGGCGGCTCTGTTCGTTCAATTCGTTGTGGTCGTGGCACGATTCATCCTCCATTCGATGCAGGCCACGGGGTAGATCCCGAGGCGGTTTTCCAGGCGCTCTTGAAGCGCCAGGCTCGGAAAGAGCTTGCCGTTGATGATGGCGCGCAGGTGGCGAGTGCTGATACCCACGAGGGCTGCGGCGTCTGCGTTCCTACGCCTGGCCCTGAGCAGGGCTTTACGGCCTGGAGAGCAGTCCATTTTCTGGACTTGCTCCTCTGATGGCCAAAGCCTCGGCTTGCGTCTGCGGACGGCGGGCGGCTGATGCGAGTGTTCCAAACTGGCCTCCTTGGTTGTCTTACGGAGGATAGCCGACTGGCGCGCGAGAGCGCAAGCACTCCGAACGCTCCGAGCTTGAGAGCTTGACATCTGTTTGCTTATGGGGGATATTGGAAGAGTCGAGCAAGAGCAGCAACAACAAGGAGCGAACGCGATGAATTTTTCATGGGGTGACGAAGGAATCGAGTCTTTTTACGCCGGGCAGGTCGAGGCCCGATATGCACGCGAGCAGGATGAGGACAGAGAGGCTGAGGAGCCCCTCACCGTCCAGGAGTCGGCCCGGAACATCGACATGATGTATCCGGCCCAACTCCGCCCGGCCATCCGCGTCCGGGTGGGCGTCCAGATAGTCCGGGAGCGCAAGGCGGCTCGCGTCCTTGTGGCCGGTGGCAGACTCGGGAAGGGGTGGGCGCGATGAGCGCCGCCCTTCGCAGCTTATTGGAGAGGCTCAGCGAGTCGATCGTGATTCTTGAAGAGGAGTGCGATGCGTTCGCGGTTCCTATCGAGATCCGGGCGGCGGCCGAGGCCATCCGGCGGCACTTCGATGACCTCAAGTGGCACATGGGGAGAGATAGCGATGCCAAGCCTTGAACAGCTCCAAAAGTTTTTAGGGCTCCACGCCAAGGCGAGCCGAGCGATCGGCCCGGCCAGAGCCGGAGAAAGCGCCCAGGATTACGGGATGCGCCTTTGGATCGAGATGGCGCGGATCGAGCAGGAGGAGGCCGACGATGCTGACACCTGCTCAACGTGAGGAACGGAGAATGGGTATCGGTGGGTCTGATGCTTCGGCCGTCTTGGGCGTCAACCCGTATCGCGCACCGATCGATGTCTATCTCGACAAGCTCGGCCTCGCGCTGCCCTGGGACGGCAACGAGGCGACGAGGTGGGGCGACCTTCTGGAGCCAGTGATCGCCGCCGAATACTCGACGCGCACAGGGCTGGAGACGGCCCGAACGGATCGGGTAGTCCGCCACCCGCAACACCGATGGATGCTCGGGAACCCCGACCGCATAATCGTCGGAGCGTCGAAGGGCGTTGAGATCAAGACGGCCGGCGTTCGCTCCCTGCACCGATGGGGCGAAGGCCCGGAGGAGTGCCCCGAGGAATACATCGTCCAGTGTGCCTGGTACATGGCCGTCTGTGGCTGCGACGAGTGGGATCTCGTGGCTCTGCTCGGAGGCCAGAGCCTCCGGATCTACACGATCACGCGCGATCGGGAATTGGAGGGGCTGATGATCGAGGCGGCGGAGCGATTCTGGATCGATCATGTCCTGGCCCGCGTGCCGCCCCCACCCGATGGGAGCGAGAGCTTCAAAATCTATCTGGCCTCGAAATACCCGCGCGATGTTCGACCTCTTCGGTCGGCGACGGCAGAGGAGGAAGAGGCAGGAGAAGAGCTCAAGGCGAAGAAAAGCGAAGCCGAGGATCTAGATCTGGAGATTACCGGCCTAGAGAATCGGATCAAGTCGAGTATGGAAGACGCCGCGGGGATTTTTTGGCCCGGCGGAAAGATCACATGGAAGGCCGACAAGAACGGCCGCCGCGCATTTCGAACCTGGTTTTAGGAGTGAACATGTACGACACAAGCGCCAACGAGAGCACAGCCCTGGCCCGCCGCGAAGACTTCGGAGGCACGGAACTCACCCATCAGCCCGAGACTGCTTCCACGGCCGTTGCAGCACAAGCCAAGGCCGCCATCGAGGCCAGATATATCCTGGCGATGCGCAGGCCCAGGGACTTTTCGCAGGTGCGCGTCCAGCTCTTGCGGGAATGCCAGCGGCCTGGATTCGCCCAGAGTGCGTGGTACAAGAAGCCCATCGGAAAGGGCGTGGAAGGATTCTCCGTCCGATTTGCCGAGGCTGCTGCGCGCTGTATGACCAACATCATGCCCGAGGTGATCACGGTCTACGATGACCGCGAGAAGCGGATCGTCCGCGTCTCCGTCACGGATCTCGAAGCCAACGTGACCTATTCCAAGGACGTGACGATTTCTAAGACTGTCGAGCGGTCCAGCGTCAAGGAAGGGCAAGAGGTCTTCAGTAGTCGCCAGAACAGCCAGGGTCGGGCTACCTACCTCGTGGCGGCATCGGAGGATGACATGCTCCAGAAGGAGGGTTCCCTTGTCTCCAAGGCCATGAGGAACATGCTCCTTCGGCTGGTGCCCGGAGACATCCTGGACGAGTGCGAAGACGTGATCATGGAGACGCGGAGGCGTGGGGAGAACGCCCAGGATCCCGATGCTGCGCGAAAAAAGATCGTGGATGCCTTCGCGTCCCTTGGAGTCATGCCAGCCGATCTCCGAGCCTACCTCGGTCAGGAAATCGCCAGCGTGAGCCCTGCACAACTCCAGCAGCTCCGCGACATCTACACGGCGATCAAGGCGGGGGAGCTCACGTGGAAGGATGTGATCGCGGATCGGGATGATGACCCGCCACCGCCCAGGGATTCGGGATCTGGCCCGAAGAGCCCAAAGGATGTGCTTCGGGACAAGCTCGCAGCCAAGAAAGGGCAGCAGTCGGAAGCGCAACCTGAGCCCAAGGAGGAGCCCCCCAAGGCTCCTTTGGCTCCGGCCTCGCAGGCGGCCGACGTGCCCAAGGTCGTGGAACTGCTCGGGCCGCAAGGCCCGCCGACGGCAGAGCAGCGGAGCGCTCTGGAGAGGACGGAGGGCATCCATGACCTCGACGCCGACATAGCGCAAGCCCTCGCGGATGCGGCTGGCGTCGGGATGGAGAAAACAAAAATCCGGACGTGGGCGGATCACCTGGACCACTTCCACAGCCGGGGCGACACCGCCCGGCTTGCCTCCGAGCTGGAAAAGTTCCGGGGCGTGATCGAGAAGAAAGAGGCAGAGCAAAGAGCTCTGGCGGCCTATACCAAGTCCGCTCCGGCCGTCCATCAGCCAGAGCCCCTAGCTCCGCCCCGCGCCATCCTGATCATCAACGCCGCCGAACAGCGGGGGGTGATCTCCAAGGATGAGGCGCAGGGCTTCCGGGCGGCCTACGCTGGAGCCCCTGACGCCGACGCCGCAGCCGAGGAGGAGGACGCCATCCTCGAGGCGCTCGCCGAGAAAGAGGGAGGGATCCTTCTGGAGGCGGGACGCCGGGCCGGGCTCGTTTCCCCGCAGCCAAAGCGCGAGTGGCTCAAGGCCGCGCCCAAGATCGAGGGCGGCGCGTGGGATCGGGGGATCAAATACCTGATCGGAAAGGGCCTCGCGGTGAAGCACGGCACTGGCGCGGCCTCGAAATACTCGGTGGCGGCGGCGACCCTGGCGGAGCGGGCGAGCCTGGCTGAGGTGCCCAAGAGCCCAGTTCCAGCAGCGTTCCAGCCCGACGGAACGCCCATCGAGCGGGCGAACGCCTGGACGGCTGCGATCATCTCGGCGGCCTACGTCAAGGGGCTCATCGACGACGACCGAGCCCAGGAACTCGAGCAGGCGGCGCGCGAAGCGTACGACGATCAGCAGATCGAGAGCATCCTAGCGATTGCCAATGGGCTCAAGGCGCGGGCGAAAGAGCGTGGAATCGTGCTGGAGTAGTGGAGCGTCGAGCAGAGCAGGAGGGGGCAACCCCTCCTTTTTTGTGTCCGAAAATAAATCTCCGATTCCTCTCCCTGACCCCTTTATTTATGCAAGATTCGCGTGTATATCATAAGAGAAGGGCAGGGACGACGATGGCAAGTAAGAAAAACAGCGATGCGCGGGCAAATGGCGAGTGGCAAGGTATGAATTGGATTCGCCAAGAGAAACGCCTAGCAATCTATCTCCGCGATGGGATGGCCTGCGCCTACTGCGGCGAAGGCATCGAGCACGGCGCGAAGCTGACGCTCGACCACATCACGCCGCACAGCCAGGGAGGATCGAACAGCGAATCGAACCTCGTAACCGCCTGCCACCGCTGCAATAGCCTGCGGCGAGATCGCTCGGTTGATGAGTTCGCCGCCTCGGTGGCCGGATACATCGACCATGGCATCACCGCTGATGCCATCCTGACCCACATCGCCGCCTGTACGGCACGCGACCTAAAGCCCTTCAAAAAGCTGGCCGTCGAGCAGCGCGCCCTCCGTGGCGCGGCTGCCAAGGCCCACCAGTAACGCAAGCCGCCCCGCAAGGGGCAAGGAGAGAGACGATGAAGATTGCGATCAGCCAAGAAACCAAGAGCCTGATCATTGATGCCCTGCTCGACTGCGAGCACGTTTCCGGCGGCTCCGGCCGCTACCAGAACCTCCGCTGGGATGTACGGCCAGATGGGGAGCTCCGCGAATTTTGGGATGGGAATGGCTGGCATGTGAGCGATGCTGTTGCCACCATCTGCCCTCGGGATTTCCTGGAGCAGGGCAGCGGGAATGATTACACATGGGAAACGGATGAGGATGAGGAGGCCGCGCGCGACTGGATCGCTAGCAACCTCCTCGATGATATCGTGCTGGAGGGCGGGATCGACGCCGAAGGGCGCGACATTGAGCCGCTCCAGTTCGGCGTGGACTACGAAGGCTCTGAGGTGCGGCCATGAGCCGCACTCTCGGCGCGGTGAAGCGCCCGCGTGGCCGGCCAGTCGAACTCCCCGCCGACCTCGATTGGGCATCGATGCCCCCGATCAAGCGCCCCGCCTTTGGGGGCGAACTGATGGCGTGGCGGTTGAGCGTCGGCCTCTCCCGCCAGTGTCTCGGGAAAGCCTCAGGCATCAGCCACGACACGCTCAAGTTGATCGAGCGCGGTGGCTCGATGTCCGAGCGGATGGCGCAACTTCTCGAGGCCCTGCGTGCGGGCGGGCCGGCGGCAGCGAAGGCGCGGAAAATCCAGCAGGTGGTGGAAAAATAATCTAAACCGCCACCTTCCCCCCCCCTTGTGCACTCGGCGCCTGGCTCCGCGCCGCCCGCCTCGCGCGCGGCTGGACGCAGGAGCAACTGGCCGAGCGCCTCACGGCAGCCCTTGGCCGCCCCGTAGTCCGGCCGGAAATCAGCCGGTGGGAGGCGGGAAAGCACCCGCCGGCGGCGGGGACATTAAGGATTCTGGAGCAGGTACTGAAATCCCGGCACGAAGGAGAGAAGTGATGTGCTCATGCGGCAACAGCGCGATCCACAAGATCGCCAGGCGCCATACGGCAGACGGCTACCCTGTAGATATTTTCAGCGACGGCACTATCCGCGCTGGCTTCTGGTTCGGCCTGCGCGGCCTCGGAACGCCGCGCAGCAAGTTCGCCAAGGAGCGCCGCGCCAAGGCGGTGCTTCTCATGGCGGACACCTTCGAGCTGTACGATCTCGAGGAGATACCAGCTCTCATCAAGGTGGCTGAAAAAACACTCGGCCACGCCTACATCAGCGACGCCCACAGGAGATCCCACGTGGCGCGGATGTATCAGAGCAAGAGCCCAAAATAGAAAAGGGGAACGACAATGAAAAGAACAGCGCACCGCGAACACTGGATTGTTGGCGTCTACCAGGCCGGCCCGCGCGGGCACTACGCCCGCTTCGTGGAGGCCGGAGAGGATATGGCGGGGCTGGATGTAGTCCAACGCTTCAACACCGAACAGGAGGCTCTCGAGTTCATGGCGCGCAGCCAAGGAGGGGGCAACCCCTCCTTTTTTGTGCCCGAAAATAAAAATCCGATCCCTCGTCCCAACCCCTTGATTTACGCAAGATTCGGGCGTATATCAATAGTGTGAGCAGTGGAGCTCACCGAAACGAAAGGGACGACGATGAGCGAGAAGAAAGGCCAGAAAATGATTGCCCGCGAGTATAACGCCCGTATGAAGGGCACTGGGGACCAGGTCAGCCCCGCTCACGGGGTAAAGTTCACCTCCTGCCACGATCGGCAGGGAACCTGGAGGCGGGGATGGTTCGCGTTCCCCATGAGCGGGGTAAGGTTCCTCGGCCGGAATGCCGAGGAAGCCCTGGAGGGGCTCAAGGAGGGGCGGGAGTAGCCCCCCGCTCCAATCGAGCCCGCACGACGCGGCCGGTCCCAAGCCCGGATAAATCGAGAGGGGAGCGACACACGATGAGGAGATCGGCGATGAGCATAGCGACTCTGGTAGCGAAAGAGGCTGGAGACGATGGACATAAATTTGAGCACAAAGGGCGCACCCTGGCGGATCGTTGCAAAAAACGGGGAGCCTCCGTAGAGGGACGCTCCAACGGCCAGTGGGCGCGGGTGGCGGAGGCCGATGAAATTCGATACGAATTCCGCGATGGGTCCGCCATCGTGGTGAACGGAAACGCCTGGGATGTGGAGGGCTCCACGCCCTGGAGTTGGGCGGGTGCGGAATGAACGAGATCCTGGATGCAATGGAGGCCCTCACGGAGGGCCTGGAGGCCGCCGGCCAGGTTGAGGCCGCCTACTGCCTCAACGCCGTGGCCATGGCCATGCACAAAGGCACGGTGGCGGCGCTGGCCGCCTATCTGAAGAACAGGCCCGACATGCGAGGGACAAAAAATTGAAGAGATCCGAATATGCGTTCAGAAGCGCCCACAGCGCGGCGTTGGCACAGTGCGGCCCGCCGCGCCTCTCGGAGACGCGGGACGAATACACAGCCCGCGTGATCGAGAGGATGGAAAAGAACCAGCAGGCCAGGCTCTCGGGCCTGAAAGATGCTCGCACTCAGCGGGCAGAAGGGGTGCGGTGATGGCCTTTTTATTTTCGACTAAAGAGGAGCTGCTCGACCGCCTCGCGCAGCAGGCACGCGAGCTGGAGGCTGCCCGAAAGCGGATCGCCCGGCTGGAGGCGCTGATCCTCGGCCTCCACCTGGAGCAAGACGACGAAGGCACGGGTCTGGATACCGCGCGCCTGGAGCTGGAGTGGGAAGGCCAAAGGATCCATGGGTGCGCGGAATCGGGGCAGTGTGAGGCGAATATCGATGCGGAGCCGATACACGGAGATGAAGAGGGCAAATGAAAAACGAAAGGCCCGGCGCAATGCCGGGCCTTCTGCATTTTGGGGCTTGCCACGAGGCCCCGCGATGCGTGATCTATGGGCAGGAGCCGAGGGGCGGTTGGGGGTCGGAGCCGGTGGGCTCCCAGCTCAGGAGCCGAGCCGAGCCGCCGTGAGCCTGGAGTGTCCAGGCGTCCTCGTAGCTCCATCCCAGGCCCTTCGGAGGGATGCCGGGAACCCACCAGCCAAAGCCAGGCCCGTCCGCTCCCTGGCTCGTCTGCCAGCTTGCAACAGGCGTAGACGCACGGAAGAAACCCGGCCCCCATTCGGCAGTCACTCGAATCTTCGGCCCCGGCCCAAGCGGAAGCCACTGTGCTGGCCGAGTGCCCGCGCCGCACATCAGGCTCTCGTCAGCGAGCGTTCGGTCGTGGGCGATATTCGAGGAGAACCGCACCTCAAGCGCCACCCGCCCCGCGCAGGGCTTGGCAAGGCAGGGCCTCGGGTCGGTGCCCCTTAGCCCGAGTTGGAACGCTGGAGTCGAGGGATAGCGATTCGGCCCGGTGCCAGGAGGCACCCAGGCCCCGGTGACGGCCGCGAAGGAATCGAGCTGGAGATCGTTGGGTTCCCCAGGCTGGCCGGCCTTCGGATTGGGCATGGGCGGCGGCACGGTGAATCCGGTCAAGTCGATCTCGAAGACGGCCTTCCCCCGCGTGAGCTGCTGCACCTGCACCGGGGGAACTACCGTGGGCTGCGCTGTCGGGCTCGCGGTGGGGATGGGCTCTGGCGGGGATGGGCGAGGTGTTGGGGAGGACTCAGGGCAGGGTAGGTTGTTGCATGGTTGGGGGGTGGGGATGCAGGCCGAGAGCAGCGGGAGGAGGATGGCAAGGATCCAGGAAGTTCTTTTCATGGCAAAATCTCCGCAGCGAGCCTACCGCCGCGCCCCGAAATAGAAAAAGCCCCCGGCCTGTGAAGCGAGGGGGCTCGATTTGGAGTCTGATGCGAAACGAACCGAACTGGCAACGGAAAGATCAAGGGCAACAAGGAGAGAAATGAGCGAACTCTTCGAGTATGCCTCAAGGCGGCGGCCTTTGCAAGAGCCAGGTGGTGAGCCAGGAGGTAGCGGCATCGAGAATGGGCCTGGAAGCCTGCCAGATGGCCTCGGCCTGCGCCTTGGACGTGAGGCGTGCCCCAAGGCGCGCGAGGGCCTGCATGGACGCTGCGGTCTCCTCGGTGGGGATGCAGGCGGAGGCGTGGGCGACGGTGGAGGCCAGGGCCTGGAGATCCGCCTGGTCTTGCGGGCTCGGCGCATGAGCGCAGGAGGAGGCCAGCAGCACGAGCAGAAGCACCGAGAGACAGCCCGGATAGATGCGCCCCTGGCGGTTCTTCCA